TTAAAAAGAACTACACATCGAAGGGATCGTGGAGTTTACCTCACGATCCTGTCGACTTCCTTTGGAAGAGTACTTTGACCCTGAACCATTCCGCTCACGCTGAATGTGTTCGTAATACTCTCCCCATAGTCGATGGGGTCCGCGCTGTCTGGTTTTCGACTGTTAATAAAGCATTGAAGCATGCAAAACAATTAACAGCCAGACAGTACAAGGTCCGCAAGGAGACTGCAAAAATGCTGTGCAGAATCCTCGGGTCTTGTATAATCGCCACCAGGGGCAACAAATGCCTTCAACGTTCCTTACCTTAGGAACGAGCCGCCATCAGCCATTACTTTGCTGTGTGCGGTCATTTGTTGAACCTGGTACTGTGCCGAGGAAAGCAAGCTGGGTTTTCTGAAGTAAAGATGGTGGCCTCAGAAATGAGGCTATCCGTGTTTGAGGGTCGAAATCCTAATCTCCCTAAGCCGTGGAACTAATTCGCATAGTTCTTCGCTAGGTCGGAAGACGTTCGACTTCAGTTCTCATTCATGGGACGAGCACTTCCCGCTCCGTCCGTCGATACTTCAGATAACAAACCCTATCTAGATCACGCGAAAGCGTATGGGTCTGAGTTCTCCTGTTGGTAGAGGGACCTCTCTGAGGCTCGCGTATTCTTCCGGAACTTGTTCCGTAAGAATAGTAAAGCGTTCTCTCAGATGAATCCTACTATCTTCCCGTTTACTCAGTCCGCCTCTCTAGATAAACCCCTTAAGGAGGGGGGGTTGGCTGATCACTTGCTTTCCTTTTGCCATGTCGATGCCCCCAAGACTAGGGAAAAGAGGTAACTCTTTGAGGACCAGTTGCGGTCCAGGATTCCTGAGCTCGATGGGATAGAGGTTAACAAACTCGGTGTTGAATTATACCAGTTTGTTTCCCTCTATGATGACTATAAAGCATCTCTGGTGCAAACCGTAGCAGGTTTGGTACCGAGAGCTTAGGTCATCGTATGCCCGGCTCGGGGAGCGAAATCCCGGATTGTAACTAAGTCCAATGGTTCCCTAGTCCTTCTAGCCCATGCCGTTCGCAGATAGGTACTTGGTTTCTTACACTCTATTCCAGAGTGCAAAACCGTTCTGCAAGGCGACCGACGCTCAGCTGCCATGGAGTTGTTCATGGAGCTTCAAAAAGAGCACGGTCAAGGGACTTATTGTACGGAGCCCCGTAAAATCGTGTCAAGCGATCTTACGGCGGCTACGGATCTCCTTCCACTCGATTTAGTCCGAGTGGTCTGGGAAGAGCTGTTGGAAGCTCTCAATACTCCCGAATGGGCTAGAGAGGTCGTGTACTCATGTATAGGGCCGTAGTGGTTAGAGTACCCAAAAGACTCCTTAGGAGAAGGAAATAACTCAACCGAGTTTCTTTCTCACCGAGGAATTCTTATGGGCCTACCTACTACATGGATCACCCTATCCCTAGTACACCTCTTTTGGGGCAAAATGGCAAGCAGCTATTGTGGTCGGGTTTCTCAGCCGTTCAGATTGTGTGGTGATGATCTTATTGGTTTCTTCTCCTCGAAGATGGTTAATAAGTATCACGGGATAATCGAACGGTGCGGCGGAAAGCTCTCCAAGGGGAAGCACTTCATCTCATCGAGATGGGGATGCTTTACAGAAGAGCTTTTCAAAGTAACCTAGGTTAAAAGGAAGGTACCGTTGAAGAAGCGGTACATCACCTAGATTGCCGAACCCGACGTGAACCTTTATGGGGACCCCATTACCGTATATAACCCTATATACGTCCATAGGATGGTCTATGCTCACTCCCTTGCCTTTAAAAGGTGGAGTAGTGCATTCCCCATAAAGTCACTGGTCGATCCAACCGGCTCTTAGCAGACCGAGTGCGGTCCTAATGCCCGTGTCTCGACACCTTGGTGGTTTACGCTGGGACCAGCGGCTTCCGAGATCTACAAAGTAGATCCTCGTCGGCCAGTGGCTAGCGTTATAAAATACCTCCACCCAGATGTATATGAGAGGGCACGTGCGTGGGGATTCAGGTCTCCCTGCTTAAGCCGAGAATTCGGAGGGTTTGGTCTACCTCCGAAGGATCGATCACAAAAGAAGCTGCGGCACTTAGATGCGTATTCTCGTCTCTCTGT